TTTGGCGCCCGAACGACGGCAACCAGACTATTCGTGTGGTGCCTACCGCAGACGGCGACCCCTTCAAGGAGGTGTTCTTTCACTATAATGTAAGCAAGGGTGGTATTCTATGCCCTAAGCGTAACTTCGGCGACTCGTGCCCTATTTGTGACTTTGCGTCCAATCTATGGCGAGAAGGTGCAGATACGAATGATGAGTCCTCCAAGAAGATGGCAAAGAGCCTCTTCGTACGACAGCGTTTCTTTAGCCCGGTTCTCGTCCGTGGTGAGGAGGCTGACGGTGTTCGCTGGTGGGGCTATGGTAAGACTGCTTACGAGAGTCTGCTCAATCTAGTGCTAAACCCAGACTATGGAGATATTACTGATACCGAAGAGGGAACCGACTTGGTTCTGAATTACGGCAAGCCGCCAGGCGCGTCGTTCCCGCAGACCAAGCTGCAGCCCCGTCGTCGTCCGTCCCCCCTCTCTGAGGATGCGGATGCAACTACGACATACCTAAACTCAATTCAAGAGATTATGGAACTGTTTGAGCGTAAGTCCTCAAGCGAAGTTCAGGCACTTCTGGATGAGTTTATGTCTGGAGGTGTAAATGCTGAGGGCAACTCTACGGAGACCGTACAGTACAACACCAACAAAGGAGATTCAGTTGATAGCGCATTCAACGAGTTGATGAATGCCTAAGACTCCACTCCGGTATCCGGGTGGTAAATCTCGTGCTGTAAAGCACATTCTGCCACTCATCCCCGAGGACTGCGAGGAGCTTTGCTCCCCGTTCCTTGGGGGTGGGTCGGTGGAGCTTGCCGTTGCTGGCAGAGGCATACCGGTCCATGCTTACGATGTCTTTGAACCCCTTGTGTGGTTCTGGAACGCCCTATTAGCAGACCCTCGCTTATTGGCAATCTGTGCAGACTCTTACCGAAAAGAGCATCCCGACTTTGAAGGAAAGCGAGGACTTCTAAAGGAAGATTTTGTGTGTCTTCGGAATGAGCTGAGAGAGGGCGACCGCTTCTCTTTCACCAATGCAGCCAAGTTCTACGCAATCAATCGGAGCAGCTTTTCAGGGGCAACATTCTCTGGAGGCTGGTCAAAACGGGCATCTTATGAACGCTTCACTGATAGTTCCATTGACCGGATATACAACTTCCGAGAGCCAAACCTAGCAGTAAGCTGTGAAAACTTTAAGACTTCAATTAACAGACACCCTGACGCATTTCTATACTGCGACCCACCATACCTGCTTGGAGAAGATAAGGACAAGCTATATGGTGATAGGGGTAACACGCACGCAGGCTTTGATCACAGAGCCCTGTATGACATCCTCAGCGAACGAACCAGTTGGGTATTGTCGTACAACGACTGTCCCGAAATACGAGACCTATACAAGAACTACCAGATTTGCGAAGCTGAATGGGCTTACGGAATGAAGAATGTAGGTGGAACCAAGATGGATAAATCATCAGAAATATTAATTATCAACAAGGAGGTGTAATGGCTAGAGTTTCAAAAGCCAAGACAGGAAAGCTGTCTTTGGCGGATATGAGAAATCTTATTAATAAGAAGGCGGGCATGAACGTTGCCCACAACCTAACAGAGGAAAACCCAACCGAAGTGAAGGACTGGATTCCGACCGGCTCACGTTGGCTGGATTCTATCATCTGCCGAGGAAAGCTCGGTGGCATCCCTGTCGGAAAGGTCGTAGAGATCGCCGGTCTAGAGGCTACAGGCAAGTCCTATATGGCAGCGCAGATTGCCGGCAACGCCCAGAAGATGGGTATGGACGTGGTATACTTTGATTCAGAGTCTGCCATTGACCCAACCTTCCTAGAGAAGGCTGGCTGCGACCTGGAACAGCTTCTATATGTTCAGGCTGCATCCGTAGAATTTGTATTGGAGACCATTGAGGAAATCCTCGGAGCAACAGACAATAAAGTTTTGTTTATCTGGGACTCTCTCGCACTAACTCCAGCCATCTCCGATGTGGAGGGCGACTTCAACCCACAGTCATCAATGGCAGTTAAGGCGCGTATCCTTGCCAAGGGTATGTCCAAACTGACGCAGCCCATTGCGAACACGAAGTCCACCTTCCTTGTGCTCAATCAGCTAAAAACCAACATCACACGTATGCCAGCGGAGGCTATGACCACCCCTTACGTGACGCCAGGCGGAAAAGCGATGATCTATGCGTATTCGCTCCGCGTGTGGCTTACAGGGCGTAAGGCGAAGGCTTCTTTCGTGACTGACGATAACGGATTCCGTATTGGTTCCGAGGTCAAGGTAAAGCTAGAAAAGTCTCGTTTTGGAACCCAAGGACGCCAATGTAACTTCAAGATTCTTTGGGGTGACCAGATTGGTATTCAGGACGACGAAAGTCTGTTTGATGCTATCAAGGGTTCGTCCCACATCTCCCAACGGGGTGCTTGGTATGAGCTTGATATGGGAGACGGAACGTCACAGAAGTTCCAAGCATCCCGCTGGATGGAGTATATGGCAGACGAAAAGTTCAAGGCTCGTGTGCTTGAAGTAATGGATGAAGAAGTAATCTTCAGGTTTGACCAGAGGCAAGGAAATGCTGCAGATTTTTACGAACCTGATAACGATTAGTCTTGACTTTTTGGTGACACTGTTGTATTATTTAGATACTGAGGAGCCACCATGGTTATTACTAAGCGCCATCAGCGCCACCTTGATCTGGCAAAGCGTATTGCGCATAATTCAGATTTTCGCGAATACCGTCACGGCGCTGTGCTCGCTCGTGGCAAGAGCGTAATCAACGTTAGCACCAACAAGAACGGCTACAAGTCGTGGGGTCAGCGATTCCGACATCGGGACGAAGGTCACGCCACGCATCACGCAGAACTCGGTTGCATCCTAGGTGTGGATAGATCCCTCACCCAGGGTGCAACTGTGTATGTGGCTCGTGTTGGCAAGGGTGGCGCCACGCGGATGTCTAAGCCTTGCTCAATGTGTGAATCAGCTATGCGACACGTTGGCATCAAAGAAGTAATCTACACAATAGACAACGAAGAAATAGGAAGAATGAAGCTATGAAGCGAGTTATGATTATTGACGCCCTGAATATGTATTTCAGAGCTTATATCGTAGACCCTAGCATCTCAACCAACGGAGAGCCGATTGGGGGTATCAAGGGGTTCGTCAAGATCTTCCAAAAGATGTGCCGAGAGATGAAGCCTGACCAGGTCGTCATCTGTTGGGACGGTGCAGGCGGCAGCAACAAGCGCCGAGCGCAGAATAAGAACTATAAGTCTGGACGAAAGCCCATTCGTCTCAACCGGGGTGTTCGCAACATGTCGCTTGACCAGGAGATGGAAAACAAGATTTGGCAACAGACAGAGTTGTTCGGACTTCTTAATCACATGCCCGTCATTCAGTTCATATTCCCCGAGGTTGAGGCTGACGATGTAATCAGCGCCGTGGCACAAGCACCAGCCTACGAGGGCTGGCAGAAGGTTATCATCTCCTCCGATAAGGACTTTATTCAGCTCCTCGGAAGTGACGATGTCGTCCTCTATCGCCCCATTCAGAAGCAATTTCTAAACCGCGTCAGGGTTGTTGAAGAATACGGCATTCACCCAACTAATTTTGCGATGGCACGAGCCATGGTTGGAGACCCAAGTGACAACCTAGCAGGTATTAGGGGCATCGGTCTACCATCGGTCGCCAAGCGCCTTGATTTTCTTCAAGAAGGAAAGTCCTTTACTTTCAACGACATCTACGAGCACTGTGAAAACGTAGAAAAGCAGCTCAAAATTCATACGAATATTCTTGAAAATAAAGCTGTGATAGAGGATAATTATAAGCTCATGCAGTTGTATTCTCCCGCGATTTCAGTGCAGAGTAAAGAAAAAATTAAGTATACGCTTGAAAACGCTGATATGGGGTTCAATAAGACAGGAATAACCAAGATTATGTACGAGATTGGCTTTGGAGAGCTAAACTGGTCCGATTTGGCTGCGACAATGCGCAGGATTTCTCTTGAAAATTCTGGGAATTAATGTATAATACAATGGTAGGGGGTTCGATGACGAACAACGACAAGATTGACTTTAGCAGGTTTGGCAAATCTTTCCAGGAAAGCCTGTGTCAACTTGTTCTACAGGACCGCCCGTTCGCAGACCAGATTTCAGAAGTTCTAGACTACAACTTCTTTGAGCTAAAGTATCTTCAGGTCTTCATCAAGAAGATTTTCTCGTATCGTGACAAGTATGGCGTCCATCCGTCGCCCAAGATTATGCTCACCATTCTCCGGTCTGACTTGGAGAATGAGAATGACGCAATCCAAAAGCAAATCCGTGATTACTACGCCCGCATCTATGACCAAGACATCCGTGACAGCAAGTATATCAAGGATACGTCACTGGAGTTTTGCAAGAAGCAGAAGCTCAAGGAAGCAATGCTTAAGTCTGTGGAGTTGCTACAGAATTCGTCGTTTGACG